TGTGCGTACTTGTTAGGGATCGTAGCGTAGGTGGACTCGCTGATCCGGTTGATGTTGATGTCTTCCTGTGTTGTACCAGCCCCTGCCTGCGTACGGGTAACTTGGTCCAACAGGTCAATCGTATCGTTGGGTAGCGCGTAGATTACTTGGTTTGGATAGAGAGGAATCTGCCCCTCTTCGATCGTCCACAAGTTGATGCCACGGTTAGCCCACTCGATCGTGAGCAGGTTGAGGCTCCTACGCGCCGTACGGAAGTCATAACCAGTACGAAGCTCAGCACCACAACGCTCGAACGCCTCCTCAATGAGATCGTTGACGTCAAGGTTGAATGTGGTGGTGCCAGTTGTACTCATGATTTATTTGCCCAATTTCTTCAAAGTTTGAGCGAGGCGTGCGCGTTGACCCATTTTGCCGGGCGCTTTAGCAGCGGCAGAAAGCTTCTTTGCAGGGATTGGTTTACCTGCTTTTGCACCAAGAGCAGAACGCAACGCGCCGGGCTTCTTGATTGCTTTTTGAATCCATTTTTCAGCCATTATCTGAACCTCGCTGTTTTCTTTGCGACACTTTTAGGTTGGGCTACGAATTGCTTTCCGGCTTTTTTGCCAGCGCGTTTTGCACGCGTTGTCGCAGCGTACTCAGCAGGGCTGAGACTTTTGATCGCAGCTTCTGGAAGGTATCGTTCACCTGTTTTGCTAGACGGTTTTCCACTTTTGGTCCTCCATTTCTGGTCGCCCCAATTTTTAAGCGATTGTTGCGGCGCTTTCATGTCAGTCTCTGTAGCCACCACCAGCAGCTTTGTATTTCTTGGCCACCAATTGTGCCTTACGAGCAGACCATTGACCAGCTTTGGTGCCGTGCGTAGCAGCGGCTTTCACTTGGGCGACGATCTTCTTGCGCAGACTTGGCTTCGTGTAGTTGCCGGCCGCGTTTACCTTTCCACCTTCGGCGTACTCAGTAAAGTCGGTGTCGTCCCGGCGTGCTTTTTTCACGCCAGTGGGCATCTTGGACGGGCGAATATCACCCATGCCACGGGACGCACGCATCACTTACCTTTCATGTAGCCGCCACCGCACATGACGATGGTGCCACGGGTTTTGCCACGCTGAGCAATACCATCGGCGCGCTTAGAAGCGGTCATGCCGCCCTTGGCTTTATTCACCACGATGCCTTCACCCAACTGCTCGGGCATACCTTTTTTAGAAGGCTTTGGGTTGCGTGGTGCCACTTCTGGGTCCATGGGGGGTTGGCCCATTTCAGCGGTATAGACTTTGTCTTTTGCCATGATGGCTCCTTAGCAGACTTTGCCGCCCTTTTTCATGCCCTTGTTACCGGGCATCACGATTTGCTTGCCTTTGGTCTTACCCTTGACAGCGACGCCATCACGGCTAGGAGCGGCGGTCTTCACTTTGCCCATGGGGGTGGGAGCAACTTTCTTTTGCGTAGCCATAGTCTGGCCTCCTTTTGAAAATTTATGGCCAGTATCGGCCTTTACGAACTCCTTGCCAACCTTTTGGGGGATGCCAAGGCGCTTGGCTGCGGCCGGGTCATTAGCGACCATAGCCATCAGATTGTGTTGTTTCTTGCTGGTGCTAGGCATATCAGACCTTGAACGGCAATCCCTTGCCAGCAAAATAGCCCGCAGCTAAAAGGCCGATCCAGATCAGCACTTTTTCAACCACGGTCTTACCAACTTTCTTGTAGAACTCGGACGACAATTCCTCAAGGGCAAGCTTTGCAGCTTCCTTGGCGATCATGCGTTCGCGGTCTGTTAATTCGATGTCAGCCATATCAACAATTCCATGCCCGCAGGCTTTTGTTAATCCGGGAGTTTGGGTCTTTCGCGGTCTTCGCGGAAGTCAACTTCTTCTTCATCCCAGTCATTCTGGCGCAAAAAGAGTCTCGACGGCTTCCGCCCTCTGGTTGAGGCGCTTTCAAGCCGGGCTTTCCGGGGTTGGCCTTGTTGTAAGAGGCGCGCCCCTTCGCGTTCAGACCGCCCTTGGGATTCTTGCCTTCTTTTCTCTGCCATGCTGGTGATTTAGCCATTTGCAACCTTCAGTTTAGCCTTACGCAGACTGTCGATTAGTGGAACAACAACTTCGTTCTTGAAGTCGTTCGTGAATTCTTCGGTGCCCACATGTGGCAAACAAATTTCAACGTCGATCCATGCCTCATGTCCAAGCATACCAACTTTGTCGCAGAAGTTGTAGTCCTCACCGACGAACTTACCGTCCATCAAGCTGAACTCAAACACGTTGCGGATTTGCCCAGCACCGTCAGGTCCAAGATATGTCTGTGATTGGTTTGCGATTTCCTCGACCACATGTCGATTGATCCACATGAATCCAGTGCCCACACGATTGACACGCATCATTGAGCCGTCAAAGACCAACTCGTCTTGCTCATCAAGGTAGAAGTCCAAGAAAAATTTCTTGTCCTTTGCTCTGCGTGGGTACATGCCGGCCGTCAATGCGCGGTCAGTGCTTTGAGCTAAGAGGCGCAGAATGTCGTCCACTGTTGGGATCACATCTGCGTCAATGAAAAGGAGTTCTGTGCAGTCTGATTTAAGGAATTGATCCACCAATGAGTTGCGTGCCATCGTAATGATTGAGCACCCAGACACATGGCCCAGCTTCACAGAGATGCCGTGTTGTAGCGCCACAGGCATGAGCGCGGCCAGCGTGTAAGCCAACTTGATGTTGAGCTTTCCGTCGTAGGTTGGAATGCCAATGAAGACCTTGCGGCCTTCTAAACTTACACGCTTTTGTTCAGCCATAAAACACCGTAACCCCAGTGACTGAACCAACACTGATTGTCAAATACAGACCGGTGCTGGCCAATATGCCCTCTCCGGGCACAAAAATGTAGAAGGTGTTTGGCGTACCAAGACTTGGGATGTCCATCGTGTATAGCACAGCGCCAGAGGCGCTACCATCACGAATTTCAAAGGTAGCCGCAGTTGTCGCTTTTGGAGTGACAACAATACCTCTCAACCTTGTGCGGTCGGCGTAGTAGGAACCAGCTGCGCTCAAGTGGGCTGATTTAACGTCTGTTTGCATCATATAGATTGCTCCTTAAACGGGGCCGAAGCCCCATTAATTAGACGTTCTGCTGGCCGAGCAATGGGTCAGTCACGTAGTACAGGATTTGACCAGTGATGGAACCACCAGTAGGAGCGTCACCAGAAGTACCGCCACCGGTGATTGTCACCAACTGAGAGGTAGACATTGTGGTGCCCAAACTTGCGCCAGCAGTTGCGCTGGAGAAGTTAATGACCAACTTGCCAGTGGTAGCCACAGCTGCGCTAACCAATGCAGTGTTGCTGGTAGCGGTAGTGTCTGTGTAGCCTGTGTAGCCCATGTCGAATGTGGGGGTTGTGCCGCCTGTTGCAGCGCACAAAGCGTTGATCTGAACAATCACTGCGCCAGTGGGGAGAACCACAGCGGGAGCGCCAGAAGCAGAGGAAACTTTTACAGAAGTGCCTGCGGGAGAAGCGCCGGAGATGTAAAACTCAGCAACCATCAAGCCAGTACCGCAATATGCAGTACGAGTCTGATCGCCGCCGCCCGAACGCCAAATACTTTGGGTGGTAGAGACTGCCATGTCGAATTGTCCTTCGTACAAAGATTAGCCCATCAATTGTGTACGCATCTGCCGGATCAGTTTGATGGACCGGAACTCCGGTTTGTTGCAATATACATCAAAAAGAAAGGGGGCACAAGTGGTTCATTGGGTAAAGTTGAACCAACCGGTGACGATATATTTTGTCTGCGTCGATGAAGGCAAACCCCTGTGGGTGTGGGTCCAATCTGCGGGCCAGATCAACGTTAAACCTTTCTTCGGTCGAACTTTTACCCCTTGCAGAGCAAACTCGGTTTCGCCGCCGTCTGTAACGTCATTTAGGTACGTCATAAACACCAGATGTCTAGAGGCAACTATGGGGTCTGTTGCGCAAACACGCTCTGTGTGCCATTGGAAATAACCACCATTTGGGGGGTACATCTGCACCATTGGAAGACAAACAATTCCCCATGGGGCGTACATATTGCATTGAGGGTATTTAGCCACGTACTTGTACGCTACCCCCTGCAACTGCTCAAAATATTTTGCGGCTACGTCACCTGACAAAGCCACATCTACAGAATCTTTTACCGTTTTATCTACCACATGCCCTTGGCTTGATACGGTCGTGCCGGGCCTTTTTTCACTTGAGTTTGTGTGGAACTCAATGATGTCGTCGCAGACCGATAAATCGTCTACGTATTCTTGCAATATAAAGTCTGGTGCCATTAGGCTAGTGTACAAAAGAAAGGGGGCACAAGGCCCCCAATCTATTAGGCTCCTTGAGAGCCGTACATGCCCAGAGGGTCAGACCAGCCGAAGCTGTAACGCTCACGAGACTTGTAGCGCACGTTGCCGGTGTCAAAGTCACCGTCCATTGATTGTTGCAATGGAGTGCGAACGAAGTGCTTCATGCCGTTAGGAACGTCAGTGGTCAAGAACCATGCGTTGGTGTCGGTCAAGAAGTGGTTGATGGTGAAACCTTCAGCGATCGAACCATTGTTCTTCAAGGCGTTGATATCGTTATCGTTGGTACCGACGCGGAGTTCAGTTTCCAACAAACGAGTTGCAACGAATTGCAGAGCAGGAGGAACAATCAACTTCTTGGGACGAGCCGCGATCAACAGGCCACGTTCGTCTGTCCACTGGCTGATTTGAATAACGGCAGCTTCCAAAGAAGTTTCGTTCAAGTCAGCAGGGGTAGAAGGAATGTTGCTGTTGGTACCGCCAGACACCAATGGGTGGCTTGCAGAGAACAGAGGTTGACCGTCGCCACCAGCGTAGGTAGAGCTGAAACCGTTGTTCAAAACAGCGGCAGCTTTAACTTGCTTGGTGTAGGCCATGGCGCGAGCCAAAGCTTTGGTGTAACGGGCAGACAAGCTATCGTACAAGTTATCTTCGATGGCTTCTTCAGTCAAGCTGAAGCCCAAAGCGATAGTCTCGTGTGTATAGCGTGCGGTCCATGCTTCCTGACCATTGTCGTACGCGATGGCAGAACCTTCGTTCTTCACCGGTGCGGCGCTGAAGCCAGACAGCTTGGTTTCCTCTTCAAAGCTACGTTCCGAAGTTTCGGTTTCGTAGATTTCCTTGTGCTCCTCGCCATAACGGGCGTACTCAAGGCCGAACAGTGCGTTCAAACCGGGCAGGAGTTCTTTGAGTAGTTGTGCGCGTGAAATTGCCATGATTTACTCCTTAGACGCCAGTGGTGTCGTTGTACTGGTGCAAGTTGAACTTGACCAAGAACTCGTAATAGGTGGTAGCTGCAACGTCACGGGGACCCGTAGCGCTAGCAGGCACAACATCAATTACACGAATAGGCAAAGCGTCAGTAGTGGCCGAAGCACCGTTGATACCGTAGTAGGAATCACCAGTAGAAGTCGAACCAACAGCAGTAGCCAAAGCCACGTTAGAGCCAACCAAAGTACGGCTGTAAGCAGCGGGAGTGGTGGTAGTCGAGCTACCCACGGCTGCAACTTGGAAAATGGCATTTGGGTCATCAACCACATAACCAAAAGCCAAGGCGGTGCTAGTCGAAGCAGCGGCGGGGTAGTACTGACCCTGAACGGTTTGACCGTTAGTGTTCACGTACTGGCAACCCACCAACACGCCGACGGAGTCGCCAGAGTTGGTTGTAGTCTTAGCTACCAAATAGCCGGTGGAATCAATAGCAACGGTGTCGCCATTGAGGATAGCGGTAGCGTAAGCAGCCGCAATTGGGATTTGACGGATCGCTCCGGCGTATGGCAGGCCGTCAACACGATTGACAGGCTTGAAGCCGTACGACTTGGAAACAGTGGGGTAAGCCATTGTATAACTCCAGAAGTTTAGGTTCCTTTACCAAAACTCGTCGAAGATTTACGCTCATTAAAGATCGGCATCCTCGGGTCGCTTTGGCGCATCAAATTGTTGTCCACTGCCTCGGTCTGGGCTGATGTTTGCTTGGCGTAAAACTCGTTACGCTGGCGCACAAAGTCCTTCGGAGTCTTGCAGAGCAACAAACCGCCGATCTCAATGTTGTCCTTGTAACGGGACGTGGGATCGACTAGCAGTCGGAATTTGGGTTGTTCCTCAACTGGTACAGGCTCCCAACCTTCACGGAGTTTGGCCGATAGGTTACGTGGGTC